AGATGTACTCGCTCATGATGTTTGTAACCTCAGCTTCAGCGTCAAGAGCTTGATAAGCATTCAAGTCTTGAGCGAATTCTGGAGTCCAAACGGCCTTTAATTTCTTAGTCTTAGCTGTGATAGCTTCAGAACGCATGTTGATGTTGATCTCAGGGATAACGATTTCAGTAGAGCTTTCAGCGTTAGGTACAGCGTAAGCGTTACCAGCTTCGAAATCACCTACGTTATAAGGAGACATTGAAGTAGCCTTATTGTATTCAACTACAAAAGTAGAAGCATCATCAATTACAGCAAAGTCAGCTGAACTGGTTAAAATGAAAGTAATAGTACCAGCAGTATAGTTGTAAGAAGTAAACTGTGGGATTACTTTATTTGAAGAACCAGATGGGAAATTTGAACCTGAAGCAGCAAAGAAACCTCTTACAGCATCTGGATCAAATCCGCTTAAGCTTGAAGCTGAAATTGTTAATTTGTAAAGTTCACCAGCAGCTAATGAAGCTGAGTAATCAGAGTTTTGGTTAATTTCAGCTAAAGTAGAGGCTGAAACGATTAAACCTTGACCAGCTGTTACAGCAGAAGGACCAGCTTGGGTAGCTGATGAAGTTACTGCTACAGAAGCTGAGAATTGGTTTGTAGAGTATGTAAATCTACCTGTACCATAAAGACCACCTTCAGCGGCTGGAGTAGCGAAAGGATACTCTGAGCCAGTGTTACCGTAAAGTGAGTTACCTACAGCAAATGGAGTCTTACCAGTACCATACTGGAAGTCAAGATAGAATACAAGACCAGAAGGAAGGTTCATTGGTTGAACAGAAACGAATTCCTTAGCAGCGATTTGTCCGAAGACCTTACGTACTAATGGAAGAGCGATACCTGCCCACTCAGCACCTTGACCAACTGAGAAAGCACCGTAGCCTGAACCGCCACCTACTGATGACTGCTCAACTACTAACTGCTTAGCTTGGTTTTCGAGGATAAGAGACATGTTGTTCTTGTCGGTTTCTGAACGAAGACCTTCAAGAAGTCCAGTCACTTCCCACTTTGCAGCTAAACGAGCTGCGTCAGACTGCATATTCTTCCAACCGGAAGCAGCAGACTCAAGAAGTTGTTGTACTTGTGACATGATTAAATATCAAATTTAAATTAATTATTTGGTTTAATACCCGCTAAGATTTGCCATCTTGCGAATTGATTGTTTACTTCAAGGATTGGTTTCTTTTCTGGGGCCATTCCTGCTGCTTTTGAAGCCATTCCTCTTACTGATTCATTAACAACTTTAGTTTCCTTAACAGTAGTTAATGTTTCGTAGATAAGTTTAGCATCTTTTACAGAGGCAGCTTTATCGAAAGCTTCCAATACCTTTACTTTTTGTGTTTCATTTAAGTTCTTAGCTCTGAAGATCTTATTAGTGTAAAGAAGTTTAGCGTTAAGAAGTTTAGTTTCAGCGAGTGTAGTAGCTAATTCTTCGATTTCCTTTTTCATTTCGTCCATCTCGTCTTTAGCTTCTTCGACACCTTCGTATCTCTTTGGCAAACTCTTTATTGGAGCATAGTCGATAGCCTTACCGATAGCGTTGGCAACAGCCATAGCTGCGTCCTTACCCATACCGACAATTTTCTTGGCGATTTCTTCAGTGCTTTCGTCCACAGCTTCTTCTTCTTTTAAGAGTTCATCTTTTTCTTTAGCAGTTGATTTACGAGGTTTGTCACCTTTGTTACCACCGTAGTGCTTTCTTTCGGCTACCATTTCCTCTTCATCTTCCATATCGATGTCGATATCCTCTTCTTCTTCACCTTCTTCGTCTTCTTCGGCTTCGAAATTCTCACCGGCTTCGAGCTCACCAGCTCTAACCATGTCTTCGATTACGTCCTCGATTAAGTCTTTAAGCTCTTCCTCAGTCATGTCTTCAAGGTCGATTTCAGTATCTTCCTCGTCTTCAACTTCAACTTCTTCTGATTCTTCCTCTTCGGCTTCTTCAACTTCGTTGATAGTTTCTTCCATTTCCTCGTCTTTGGCTTCGCTTAATTCCTCATCAAGTTCAGCTAAGAGTTCATCTAAGTTCATCTCGTCTACCATTTCTTCTTCACGCATTTTTTCAGTACGCTTCTCCTCTGTGTCGTCGCCTTTAAGGCCTTTACGCATTACAGGATTTGACATACCTTCTTCCATGTCTTCCTCTTCTTCGAGGTTTCCATGTGGGTCTACGCTGTCAGGGTCATTGATAGTTCCAAGACGTTCTTCCATTTTCTCTTCGCTGTAGTTTTCTTCCAACTCTTCTTCAGCTTCCATCTCAGCTAACTTAGCAGAGAATTTCTCTTTTAAGTATGGAGTGAAGGCTTCTTCAAGAGCGGCTTTGGCGTTTGCGATGGCTGCTTCTTTGATAGATTTAGCATCAGCAATAGCCTCTTTTAGAATGTCTCTATTAGCCATTGTTTTTAACCACAAAATTTGATTTGGGGGATACGATTATTTTAAATCGTAATAGGAATTATACATTTACGAATGCTATATAATTGATAGCATATTATAGCTATACATATATGGGGAGATATTAAAGGTAAAAAAAGGCCCCCTTTCGGGGACCTTGCCTAAGGTAGCAGGCTTCTTAAATATGTTAGAAAGGTGAAGTTATATTTATTTCACCTTTAGCTAAAGCATCTATTTTAGCTTTAGTTTTACTTCCATCAGCATCTGTTTGTGGCATATCTGCACGACCAGGAGCTGCTGCTATATGACCATTTTTAACTATTTGTTCTAAGTTATTGTAGAGATGTTTAGCAATTTTTTCTGGGGTGTCAAATCCGTATTTATTCCATACTTTAGAGGCCCCATCTGTTAGATATTTTTGAACTTTACCTAATACACCTTCATAATTAACTCCGGTCATAATGTTAATGCCCTTAGGATCAGAAGCAGGAACTTTATCTAATTCAGCGGCTACAGCACCGTGAACTGCTTTTAAGATATCTTGTGGTTGATATCCACTTTTAGCTTTTATATCTAAAGCATCCATTGATGCCCCAGGGTTACCTGCAAATACTTGGCTCCATCTGTGGTGACCATCAATAACATATTTACCTGCATAAGTTACAATTGGACCACCTACATTAGCTTTACCAGCAAGAATACTATCTAAGCTACCATATTTGTCGTCTAAAAGGTTTAAAATACTTTGATCAAATCCAATTTCTTTTTGAGTTGGGATAAGTTTTTTTACTGCAACAGGAGTTTCAGTATAAGGTAACTTATCATCATTTGGGTCCCCATCTGCTAACCCTGCTTTTAAAACGGCTTGAACTTTAGGATCAGCCATATAAGTATCTAAATCTGCTCTAAAAGAAGAAACATCTTTTTTAAATGATTTTTCTAAATCTTTAGCATCAGCTTCTTGTAAAAGAGGATTATTAGCTAAATATTTTTTTAAGTCAAATTCCATAATAATTAAATAATTGGGCAAGTGCCCTTAGCACATAGAATTTCTGTTAAAATACTACTTGCTTTTCCGTAATGGTTTACTGTATTGTATTCTTTACCTTCGCGTACTAAATGCATGTATGATCCTGGGTTAGAAGGTGTTGAGACAAAGTCCCAGCATAATAGTTCAAAATCGTCTTGTACTTCCATCATACCTTCTCCCATAGGTTTTAATGAACCCATACCACGAGAAGAAACACCTACTTGAACATTGTTTTCAATAAGTGCTTTTAAGATGTTACCTGAAACTGTTGGTAGAATTTCGATTTTACCTACAACGTGATCACCATCCCACCACATATCGCGGATAATGTGAGATACGTTTTTAAGATTAATAATTGAAGAATCGGGATGGTCAAGTTCGCCTGTTGCTCTGTTTTCTTTAACAACATTTATATATTTGTCGATTTCTCTTTCCCATAAATCTTTTTTATAATAACGGCTATTTCCATTTTTAACCTCAGCAGTAGCTAAAATACCTTCAACAATAGGATTACCTACTGGGGATTTGATACCTTCAGTTAGCTGAACAGGGTTAACCTGAAATGCTTGGGTTTCAATTAGTACTTGTTTCATTACTTTTTGATATCACCGTATCCGCTTGCTTTGTATTTTCCTTTAGCTTCTTTAGGAGTACCTAAACCTGGGGCTTCAGTAGTGTAACCAATACCTTTAACACCAAACGCAGCGTTTTCTACGTAATAGGTTCTATTTTTAGCTAAATTTTTTCTAACGATCTCTTTTAACTCGTCTACAGTTTTGTCAGCATTTTTAGGATCTTTCATTTCAGCATAGTATCCTTGTAAGAATGCTTCACCATAGAGGTTATCAATATTTTTATCATTAGTATTATCAAAACCCATCTCTTTTTGTTTAGTTTCTACTTCTTTAGAAACATTTTTATCAACAGCTTTAACATCTTTTTCAGCCATTGATTTTGGAGCTTTTACTGGGTTTTCTTGTTGGGAAGCTTCATTTACATATGAATCAAACGCTTTAAATGGATTAAATGTAGGGTTAGATACTACACCACCACCAACTATCATTTCACTTAAAATACCTCTTTGTTTTAAAATAGTAGTAGCTTCACCATATGTAGCGAAGTTAGTAACGTATTCTGGGAATAATCTACGAGCGGATTTCAAGAACATATCTTTATGTCCTTTTCCTTCTTGGATTAAATTGAATTGTTCTTGTAAGGTTTTCATAGTTTATAGATAGAAAATTACTGCTCCTGATGAAATAGAAGCACTTGTTACAAAGAGTGGTACTGTAACACCTGTACCAAATGTTAAGACTCCACCTGCAGCTAAATCATTATCACGAGAATCTTTTAATCCAGTAAATGTAGCAGCTTGTGCTACTGTAAAACCAGCGTATGAACCTGTTACTGCTCCAGATCCACTAATTGCAATCGCTTGCCCATTTGCAGGTATATTTGCCATGTTTATTTATTTAATAATTCTTCAATATCGTTTAAATACTCCATAATTAAATCTGTAGGTACTACTACAGCGTATGATTGTGGGTTTTCTTTGTAGTAAGCTATTGTTTCGTCTTTTGCTCTATCAATAGCTGGGTATAAACTACTTAATCTGGATTCGATGGCTTTAAACGCATCAATGCGTCTATTTTGGAACTCTATTCTTTTAGGGTCCGCCTCGTTTAATTTAGATTTTAATTTATACTTATACATACCTATAAATATTATTTCTTCCCCCAGAGATACTTAGTGTCTATTGCTTTAGATTGGGCAGCTAATTTTTCAGGGTTAACTAATTTATATTTAAAGTTTTTAGTATAATAATTATTAGTTACTCCTTTAGGACCTGCTTTAGGACCAGGGCCTAAGGATGCACCTGGATTAGATTCTGGGAGATCTTGGGGTTTTGTTTTTTTAAAAGCAAAAGGTGTAGCATATTGAGCTCCCATACCTACAGCAAACCCAGTTTCATCAATTTCTTGTTCTTCAAACATACCCTTGATCTTTTGATATTCTGTAGGGTAGTTTTTTCTCATATGAGTTCTAAGATTATTTCTTAAACCTCTAAATTGATTATAAATTTCTCCAAATTTAGGGTCTTTGATTACTTCTGGGTCAGTAGCTACTGTTCTTAATGTGTCTAAAGCACGGTTAATATCCTTTAAAAGAACCTCAAAATCAGGAACGTATATTACGTCTGATTCAAATTCTTCCTCACCACCAGGTGTAGGTTTAAGGATGAATTTTCTCCCCCTTGCTACTTCGCGAATTTTATTTATTAGCTGATCCATTGGCTGCTTTAAGTTCTTCTACGAGTTCGCAGTATTGGAGTAAGTCAACTATATTTTCGTTTTTAATAGATTGTGTTTTATCTATCTCAACGATAAGAGGTAATACCTCATTTAATTTAATTTGTACAGCTTTATCTGTAATATTTTTACTAATAGTAGCTAATTCTTCTTTCAATTGTTGAATTCTATTATTATAGAATGTTCTTAGCTTTGGAGTTGAATCAACTGAAGTAATAAATTCTTTGAGTACTTCTTTTTGTGATTCGTATAAGTCTGAGTATTTACCGTTAAATTTCTCTAATAAGATTTTGTAAGTTAACATTCTTACGTCCTTATCGTATGTTTGAAATTCTTGAATTACCTCATCTTTTACTTTTTCTTGACTGATAGGGCCTAAAGTAAGGTGTTCTAAAAGAGTGTATTTGTTAGATACAATTTGATCTGGGTTAATTAGATCTGATGAATTTTGGGCTTCAACTAATGTATAAAAAGCAGCTTGTGTTTTATAGTTAGGGAGTTGGGTTTTAAAAAACTCGTCTAAATTATAATATTTTTTAATTTCATTAATAAGATTATATTTTTCCCTTTTTAAAGCTTTACGATTAAGTTTAGTTGTAGACTCTAATAGTGTTTGAATAAGTAGATTAGAACGAGATTCATCTAATTTTTTACTTTTAGTTAATGACTCATATAATTTAAGTTCTCTGCCTAATTCGCTTTTAACAAAAAAGTTTTTAATGATATTTAAAGCTGGTGATTGTCCACCATTCAAGGTATCAGCCGTTACTTGGCGTACCAATAATTCAAATAGGATACCCGTATTTTTATATTTTGAATGTTTAATATTCATTCCTATTAGGATTTATTATAAATATACAAAGATATTTATTCAGTTAAATTAGATTCGTCCAATAATGATTCTTTAGCTTTGTCTTTTTGAAAAACTAACTGCTTATCTAAAGATTCAAGTAAGGTTTTATTTTTAGCATAAGTTGATTTTGCAGTTTCTAATGCTAAAGGTGAACCACCTTTAAAGTTAGTTTTAATAGATATTTCAGTATCGTCTACTTTCATATCTTTTCTACCTAAACGATCACGTCCAAAAGCATTATCTTGAGTATTAATATTTGATACTTTTTCTTCAGGACGTCCTAATGGTTCTTTTTCATCATACCCATCTGGTAATGAGTTGTCTTCGTATCTGCTTCTACCATATAAAGCAGCTAAATCGTGTGGTGTTCCATATGAACGACCTGTTTCTAATGGATCATTACCCTCTTCAGCAACTTGAGTATTTCTAAAAGCACGTTTTTGATCTTGAAGAATTAAATCTCTATACTCATCATACTGATCTTGGCTAAATTGGAATACATTATCGTAAATCCAATCAGTTGGGATAATTTTAGTTTCAAGCATTTGTCTTGCTAAATCTACTTTTTCTTTCAATAATGCAATTTTTTCTTGTTCTGCAATAATTGAAGGGGTAGTTAATTTAAGTTCAAAGTTAGTTAACTCTTCACCATCATATCCTTGAGTGTAGAGGTGAACTAAAGCAATTTTATAAAGTTCAGAAATAGCAATTCTTTGGATACGATCAATTGTACGAGCAAAGCGAATATCTTCAGCGGCTAATGTAGCTTTACCTGTTAGATCTTTTTCGTAACCCATAAATGCCTTAGGTACCTTAAGGGCGGCGAATAATTTATCTCTTAAGTAAGCTACGTCTTCGATACCATTATATTCTAATCCTTTAGTGGTGTCAATTTTAGTAGTTACATCATTACCTCTAACTGGGATGTAAAAATCTTCCATGAGGTTTTGCATGTTGTACTTTAAGTTATATTCACCTGTTTTTTCATCCATTAATGGAGTACGTTTCATAGTGTTCATGGTTTTCTGCATGAACTGTTCTACTTCTTGAGGTGGAATATTACCTACGTTAACGTAGAAAATACGTTTTTCTGGGGCGCGAGCAATCCTATGAATAAGCATCGCGTCCTCCATTAACACATACTGTTTAAATAGACGACGAGCTGGTTCAAGATATGAACGACCATAAGGAAGATAATTCACATCTGTTAATAAACGGAAGTGAGCTATTTCGTAATTATCAAAAATAATTTGATTTTCAGTTGGTTTAGTATTTGGGGTAGAATAGTAACCAGATCCACCTGTATAATAACCATCAGGTGAATATAAGAATTGTACTTTAGCTGGGTTGTCTAAATCAAAATTTTCACGTCTTTGCATATGGTATGCTGTGTAAGGAATTACATTATACACACCATATTTTTCTGCGATTTCTAACTTTAAGAAGAAATCACCGTATTTAGACATTTGGCGAATCCAAGACCAAAGATTGAATTCAATGTTTAATACATCGTAGAATAAATTATAAAGAATTTTCTGGATGTCATCATTACTACTTCTAATTTGAAGTACTTCACCCATATCATTTTTGAGAGTACACTCATCGGAAATAATATCAAGAGCAGAGGCAATAATAGCATCTGTATCCATTGAGTCATAATCACTATATAAGAATACTCTAAGATATTGATATTGTAAATTAAATTGCTGGCCTAAAAGGGATGTAGCAGCTGGGTTAGAGTAGATTTTTTGGAATCTATCTACTAATGAGTTAGTTTGGAATTCACCACTTGTTTGAATGTGGTCTGAATCAACTACTTTTAATTGACTGCCTCCCTCATTTCTGATGATTACATCAGTTGAGAATAATCTTCTAAGTCGGGAAAATATACTTGTATCAGCCATTTTTTATTTTATTATTATAAATATCAAAGGAGCCATCTTAGATCCTCAGATTTGTTACCAATTTGTTGGATGTAAGGATTTTGCCCTGCTACGGGGATATAAGCGCCTGTAGAAGTTCCGGTTTTAGTAAGGCTACCTAAGGCCGCACGAGTCATGTCTAAACCTTGTTGTTGGAATTTAAGTGAAGTATCTCTTAAAAACATAGCAATACCAAATGACATTACTAAATCATCATTATATCCACTTTGTGCTTCAGGACGCCCGTTTTTCCAAATAAATACTTTCATTTCTTCAAGTAAACGTTTAGAGTTAATAGTAACACTTCTATCACCAACGTATTCTCTAAACTTATTAACTACTAAGGGTCTTGTTTTCATAGACATTGTAAAGCCAGGAGTCAAATTACTTCCATATTCATATCGGTTAAAATACGACTCAGCTGTTACTAAGTCACTCTTAGGTGACTGGTAAAAATTCTGATATCCGCGTTCTATGATAGTTTCTATAGTTGCCCAACCTACTGAAGCGTTTTCTACTACTAAAAGTGCATTATTATATTCAGAGGCTAAACCTACAAGGAAATGCCCAAATTCTTTTGGTGATAATTGTCCCTTGTATTCAGCTACTTGAGTATTGGTTTCGATATCCATTACGTGAGCTGCTGAGAAGTCTCTACCATCACCACGAGCAACGTCAGCTACTACCATGTAATCACGTGTATAAGAAGCAGGTTCCCAAATCCATAAGTTTTTATCTGTTCCACGTCTTTCAACCGGTTCTTTAACGGTTGTTTGGGAAATAAATTCAATCCATTCAGGATAAAATACAGTTTCACCTGAAGTTGAGAAGTCACAGTCACATTCCTGTGCTGCCATTCTTGGGTCACCTAAAAGTTCATCTTGTCTTTTTCTCCACGCTTCGTCCCTCTCCGGGTGGACATACCATGGTAACTTGATAGGTAAAAAGTCGTTCTCTTGAGCTTCCGCTCTCACCCATTGTTGGTGGAACCAGTTTCCAGTTCCATATGGTGTTGAAAGTACTATTGCTCCACCACCTGTTGCAAGTGTTTGTTGTGCTGATGCCCATATTTCTCCAATATTTTCAATGAATGCGGCCTCATCTACTATCAACAAAGATACTGCTTCTGATCGACCTGCGTCACCCGCTGCTGATACTGCTTTAATTTGAGAACCGTTATTTAGTCGTAATGTTAATTTGTTATTTTCTTCGGCTGGTACTTTAAGCCATGAAGGTAAATTCTCATACATGAATTTTACCTTAGTTACC